GAGCTTGACCGAGTTTCGTCTGTTCCGATGACGGAAGTGACGGGACTTGACGTTGAGGAGTTCAAGAGGGTGCGAGCGTTCCGAGACGTTCAAGCTTCTCCTGAGACTTCTGTGGAAGTTGTTCCCCCAACAACTGTAATGGATGCATCTCGAACACCGGACGCATCTGTTGATGGCGTTTTTAGCCGTTGACGGAGAACAGTTTGTTCTGGAAGCAAGAGAAGCCGAAGGAAGACTGGTCTAGCAACCCTATGACGATGTCGTAGGGTTTGAACATGACTTCACCTTTCCAGTTCCAGACGAACAGGGTATGTTCTTTGTTCTGGGGTCCATAGAGTCTTACCTTGAGGAAGGGCTTACCGTTTTTTGTCTTGGCGAGTTTGAAGCTTGACACGACGGCCCAGTAGTTACCTTTCTCTTCGTAGTCATCGATGCTTTGGAACCCTGAAGCTTGGAGGTCATCAATCTTGGACTGAGGGATGATCAAGTCGAGGTCAACGGCACCTGCTAGTGTTTTGGAGAACTCGATTTTCTCTTCTCTTGTCCAGTCTGGTAGTTCTTGCAGGGTTGGAATGAGAGCATCGATGACGGTCTTGACGCTGTTGTTCTTCTTCTTGGCGGCTGTCCTCTTGAGGAGGTTGTTGTTGGTGATAAGAAGCTCGTGGAGCTGTCTGTAGTTCTTCAGGGGCTTGTCTTCTCCTACGAGGCCCATGGAGTCCAGAGCTTCCATCTTGATGAGTGTGTCTAGGGCTCTTGAAGAGAACTTGGAGTGTCTCCATGAGTTGTCAGGGTTCACGAGCAAGTCTTGGATGGTGTTGTATGGTCTGAACTGTTCGATTTCTGTGAAGGCGGTCTTGCCGACATACTTCAACGAAGAGAAGCTTGGAACGAGGGTCTTGGGCTTGTTGGGGTCAACGATGAACTCCAGCTCGGAGATGTTGATGTCTGGCTTGGACAGAGAGTATCCTAGGCCCTTGGCTTCGGAGAGAGCGACTACTTTCGGGTCTTCCTTGCCGGTTACCTTTCCCTTGCTGGTTGTGCAGTAGTCGATGCTTGTTGCAACCCACTCGTCTGGGTGATAGGTAAGAAACCATGCGCACTGCCACGAAGTGATTGCATAGCACACAGCGTGACTCTTGTTGAATGAGTAAGCAACCAGCTTTTCCATCTCATCGAACAACTCGGAGCTGATAGACTCGGAGATGTTGTTGTTGTCTCTGCACAGTTTCAAGAACGTGTTCTTTAGGTCTTCTCTGTCCTTGGCTGCCTTCTCTTTGTTGGACTTGTCTTTCTTGGTGAATGCCTTTCGGATTCCGTCTGTGTCTTCAAGAGGAATTCCAGCAAGGCGGTTGTAAACCATCTGCAGCTGCTCTTGGAAGATAAGCAGTCCTTCTGTTTCTTTGAACACTTCTCTGAGCAGCTCGTGCTTGTATACAACTCTGTCAGGGTTGGACCTGTTCTTCAGGTACATCTTGTCAACGCCAGCGCTGAGTGGACCTGGACGGAAGATAGAGGTAGCCACGGCGATATCCAGAATAGACTTGGGCTTCATCTGTCTCATGAACCCTTGTGTCTGGTCGTTGATGAACTGGAAGATTGAGTGATAGTTGCCATCCCAGAACACATGCTTATACACGTTCATGTCGTCCATGGGATTGTTGTCTGGATGCAAGTTGTCCCAGAACCACTGCTTGACTTCCTTGAACGTTGGGTTCTTGACACCTTGCTTTCGTAGGATTCTTCTTGTGCAGTTCTCGAACATCCTGAGCGTACCAAGTCCCAAGATATCGAACTTGAGCAACCCGAACTCCTCAAGGTGACGGTAGTTCACACCTTCAGGCCATGGAGTCTGAAGCTCTCCACCGGACTTGATCATGGGCATAGCTTCACGGCTGTTGTCGGTGATGATGACACCACCAGCATGCCTGCCAACGTTCCTCATCTGCTTGAACAGCACCTTGATTGTCGTTTCGAACTCGGGATGCTTCTCCATCAACTCCTGGAACGTAGGAGAGTACAACATCGCTTCCTCGAAGGTAAGATCCCATGTGGCCCTGTCGAAGCCGTCTTCTTGCTTCTTCACAGCCAACACTTCGCCCTCGATCTTGCCTGTCGAAGAGTTGATCTCGTCAAACGGCAAGTTGTGAAGCTTCGCAACATCCTTGATCAAACTCTTGAGCTGGAGTTGAGAGAACAACGACACAGGAACAACGTTCTCTTCACCGAAGAACTCGGAGAGAAGCTTCGTCGCCTTGTCTCGGTCAGCAAAGTCGCTGTCAACGTCGGGGTATGAGTTGTGAGTCAGAAGGTACAGGCCGTCAGGTTTATCACTCACATAAAAAGTGTGATCGTCTTCAACGCCTATATCAACCAGTGGGGTTGGTGTTGGCAATCTCTTTCGTTGAATGCTTCTGATCTGCATGAGTGGTAACGAGTCCTTTCGTTGTCTTGTAGTTGCGCTGTTCCAAGATGGGAATGGCTTGCCACAGGTTAGCATCTTTCAGCCACTCAATAAACCGTTTCTGCGTTACGGTGATTATGTCGTGCGTTTTCCTTACAGAAACCTGCTTGGCAAGATTCTTGGTCATCTTGATTTCGAAACCGTTTCCGGTACCACCGTCAGCAACACCCTTCAGTTCAACAAACAGTTCTGCTGCTGGAAGAAAGAAGTCTGGCGTGTATGCGCCGGTTTCTGTGACGAAAGTGTGTTTCTCGTATTCGAACAGAATGTGCCAGTGATTCATGAGCCGGGCAAAGTCGGCTTCCAGTGCGCTTTTGTAGTAGTTGCCGTCATTCAAGTCAGAACGATACCCGGTTCGTCCGTTGGTGTGGGTTTTCAGGGCTCCACTCGACTGAGCGATGTAAACACACTTCCTGCTACAACGCTCCCGAAATGCGTGACTCTTCTTCACCGTAAACGGCTTACTACATGTAAGGCAATTCTTTGTTATGCGAGTTGTGCGAGTTGTGCCTAGCCAACATTCCGACTTGCAGAATTTCGGATATGTTTTGCCTGGGAGCCTATCGAACAACGTTCCACAGTTGGGACACGGAACTTGAATCCGTGCGATTTTATCCCCGCAACTAGCGGCGTGCTTGCACAGCCTGGAACAATACGCTCTTAGCTGTGATGGGAAACTCAGAAACACTTTACCACATTCATGACATGTGCGTTCCACTTTCCCATCCGTTTTTAGACGACCGTACTTGTTTTTACACTTGTCGGAACAGAACACTCTGCGCAGTGTGCCTGTACTGCCGGAACCACAAACCTCTGGGTACGAAATATGAAACTCTTCGCCGCACTGCTTACAGTTTTTCGATAAACTCGTCGGTTTCTCTGATGTCACTTGCAACAACCTCTTGTCTCTTTCCATCACGAACAACTACCCACAAATGGTTGGGACTACTTGTGAGGACAGTGCCGTCTGCTAGTTCGAACTCTACCACTTCAGAGTGATCTGTGTATTCCTTGCTTACCACCGGCTTGTAAGCGTTGGTGTGGGTGAGAACGCTCATACCTGGAGTTATATCTCCAAGCTGTTTGGGGCCTTCGGCTGTGGCGACGAACATGCTCACGGGCAAGCATTTTTTTGACTTGACCAAGAAGCGCTCGAACAGCAGCCCAAAACGAATCGGGTCAACCTGTGTGATCCCCAACACGTAACCCAACAACGAGCCAGCTGCGCTTCCTCTTCCTGCGCCAACAATCATGTGCTCGGAAGCAAGTCTCATGATGTTGTAGTACGTCAAGAAATATTTCGAGAACTTCAAGTGCTTGATGGTGTCAAGCTCATACTTCAGTCTCTCAATATACTCGTTGTCCGTGTTCCTCTTTCTCCATCTCAACCCGTCAATACCCAGCTGGACAAGATGCTTGAAAGCAACGTCATCTTCATCCAACTCTGTTGCAGAACCTACTCCAGAACGCTCCACAATCCTTTCTAGTGCCTTCTCTGGAACTAGTGTGGACACAGCAGGCAGCTTCACCTTGCTGTCAATGGCAAGGCTGCCAATAAGGTTGTGAGCTATGTCATGTGTTCTCTCGATAGCATCCTTGACGAGTTGGTCGTCATAGAACGAAGCATATTCTGGATGTCTTGTGAACGTGGCTTTATATTCATCCCACATCTGTTGAGCGTTCTTGGGAAACAACTCACACTTCAAGTCATCGATGGTCTGAGGAAGCTTGTTGGCATCGAACGCTTTCGTCTTGCTATGGCTTGCCCATGCCATAGCCTTGTAGATTTCTCTTTCTCTCCAAGTGTCTGGTCGTGCGTAGTGACTGTCAGCCGTTGCAACAAGCTTCAGACCTGTTCTCCTGGACAGTTCCATAAGGTGATAGTTCACAAGGTGTTGAGGGTTCAGTTTGTTGAACTGGAGCTCAAGGTAGTAGTTCTCTGGATCTCCACCCAAAACATCTACGAACTTCTCTGCTGCTTCCTTGAGTTCCCGTTGAATCAACTCGAAGTTGTATGTGGATGGTGACCAGTCATCCCACGACACGTTCTGGTCTTGGTTGCTGAACACAATCTTGGCAAGATAACCGCCGACGCACGCACTCGATGCCACAAGGTTTCCCTTGGCATGTCTCCTCAACATGTCAAAGTCCATGCGAGGAATCTTGTGCATGCCGTTGATGTAGCTCTCCGATGTAAGCTGGAACAAGCTCTTCAACCCTGCGTTGTTCTTCGGAAGCAACACAAGGTGGTTTC